AAGATGGGCCACCCCATGGGGCGGCGCGGCGCCAAGTCAGGGTTCGCCAAGGGCGGCGCGTCTATCGAAGATTTGGGGCATGGCGGCCACCCGCCTCAGGTGGATGTCAACGTGTCCCATGGGGAGTTCATAATCCATCCGCATGACGTTGCACTTGCAGGCGGCGGCGACCCGGCGAAAGGGCACAAAATTCTCGACAAGTTTATCCTTCGTGTTAGGGATCACTACCAGAAGAAACTCAAACGATTACCAGGACCCAGTAAATGAACAAAAGCAATGTCCAGCCATTGCCACATGTTCGCCCAGCCGTTATGGGCGATTACAACGACCTGATTGCGATAGGGCGCGAAGCTCTCGGCGAGAACCGGATTCAGGGGATAACCCCTGACGAAGACCTCATGATTCAGATGGCTTTTGAAGCCATCGAAGGAAAAAGCGCCGTTGTCGGCTGCATTGGCCCTGTCGGGAATATCGAAGGCGCAATTCACCTCGCAGTTCGCCAATTCTGCTATACTCGCAATGTGCATCTTGAGGAGCTTTGGGCGTATGTTCGGCCCCAATACCGGAAATCCCAGAACGCCCAAGCGCTCCTCCAATTTGCTAAAGATTTGGCAAAAGAACTAAAACTTCCGCTGCTTATTGGGATTTTGTCTTCCGAGAGGACAGAAACCAAGGTAAAAATGTATCGCCGTAAGCTGGGCGCGCCGTCTGGAGCTTACTTTCTGTATAACACGGATACCGGGGTTGGATAATGAGCGGCGGTTCTAAAACTACAGACCAGAGCCAAACCACGGCTCCGAATGCTACCGCTATGGCGGGCTATCAGAACGTTCTGGGCGGGGCGCAGAATATCGCGGCTAATAATCAGACCTGGAATCCGGCGATGGGTGTAAATGTCGCCGGCATGAACAACATGCAGACCCAGGGTTTCCAGGGGATTCAGAACCAGCTCGGGCAGTACAGCCCGCAGATACAGCAGGCCATGGGACTGGCGTCGAGCGCTGGGCAGGGCGTTACCGGCGCTGACATCTCGCGTTTCCAGAACCCCTACACGCAACAGGTCATCGACACCACGATGGCCAATACCAGGCAGCAGCAGGGCGCCGCGCTTCAGAATGTCGTCGGGAACCAGATCGCGCAGAACGCCCAGGGCGGCGACCGCGCGATGCTGCAAAAGGCGCTGACCGAGGGTCAGTTCGCCTTGGCTAACAATGCTACGACGGCGGGTCTTGAGCAAAGCGGCTACAACTCGGCGCTCGCCGCCGCCCAGGCTCAGAAGGGGCAGGAGTTGCAGGCGTCCTATGGCCTCGCCAATCAGGCGGCCGGGGCGCAGAACTACAATCTCCAGGGCCTGAACGCCATGATCGGCGCGGGCGGCGCGCAGCAGGGCCAGCAGCAGAACGTGCTCAACGCCGCGACCCAGAACGCGACGTCTCAGCAGATGTGGCCGATGCAGCTTCAACAGTGGCTCGCGGGGATCACCGGAGGCATGGGCTCCCTTATGGGCGGCACCACAACCATGACCTCCCAACAGACGGAGCAGCCGGGGTTTTTCAACTATCTCGGCGCGGGCCTCGGCGCTCTGTCGGGTTTCTCCGATGAACGGGTGAAAGAAAACAAGAGGGTTGTCGGCGAGCTGTACGACGGCCAGAAGGTCTATGCGTTCAATTATAAGGGTCATCCTGTCACTCAGCTTGGTCTGATGGCTCAGGAGGTGGAGAAACACCACCCCGAGTCCGTGGGCGAAGCCGGCGGCGTGAAGACCGTGCAGTACGACATGGCGACCCACGATGCGGAGAAGCGCGGCCACTTCGCCAACGGTGGAGCGCCGGGGATGGCGGGTGGCGGCAACCCGTGGGGTCAGACGGCTGATCCATGGGGGACCTTGCTCCAAACCTCGCCTCAGCAGGCCCACGCCAACTTCGGGACGCTCACGCCTCCAACTCCGATGGACTCGGGTCAGAGCGGCGTTAATGCGAAGGCGGCGAAGGAAGCCGTCACGGGAGCTAAAAACCTGTGGTCGAAATATGGCGATCAGTTGACCGGCGGCGCGCCCTCGACCGACACCACATCTTTGGGCGCAACCGATGCGCTCGGCGGGGGTAGCGCAGGCGGCGGCTTCTGGAGTTCTCTCGGCTTTGCCGATGGCGGCGACGTCGGCGGGATGCAGGCGCACGCCCGCAAGATGCTCAACCTCGCGGGCGGCGGCTTAGCGGGCGATCCGGACGCCGAGCCGGAAGCTTATGATCCAGCAGCCGAACCGCGCGACGAAAAAGAAAAGCTGCGCGATCAGCGGGTGTTATGGAACCCATATGAGAGATTGTGGAATCCAGGAGAACTGAATCCGGAAGCCACGAGGGCTCAAGCGCGGGCCTTGTCCGAAGTGTCGAAGATCAAGACCATGCCCGATATCGCGGGCGCCCAGCCATCGGCGACCGGCGACCAGCCTTTACCGCCGATGGCTGGGGGCAATGCTTTGACGACGGCCGAGCCCGGCGGTCTCCCTATGTCCGGTCCAAGAGTTCGTGAACCACGCCCGCTTGAAGAACTTCCACCGTTAGCTGGCGCGCGTCCCGGCGCGCGGGCGGCCGAGCCTTTACCGCCGATAGCCGGCGGCCGGACTGCTATTCCAGAAGGAGCCGGCGAGTCGTGGCCCACCGTGAACGACGTGATCGGAGGGCCTACGGGGCTTCAGGAGACGCCTGAAGAACGGGCGGTGCGAGAAGAGCACGCCTATGCAAAAGAGGCTGGTCAGCCTATCGGAAATGGTCCAATAGGCGCTTCGGCGGCTCGGGCGCATTTGGCCGAGCCGGAACCCATGCCCGCTAACTGGGATCGCATGACCCCGGAAGAGAAGTTTGTCTGGTCGACTGGTCACGGCTCGGCCGCACCGGAGCTTCCCGAGCGTAATATTGTGGAGAAAGCGCGTCTCGACGCCGAGCGGGAGATTGAAGCCGAAAAGCGTTTAAACGCATCGAAGCCCGAACCTATGCCTGCGAACTGGGATCGCATGACCCCGGAAGAAAAGTTCGTCTGGGCCACCGGTCACGACTCGGCTGCGCCCGAGCTTCCCGAGCACAGGCCACCGGCTCCATTTGACATGCGGCGCGCGGCGGTTATCCCTAATCTGGCTCCCGGCCCGGAAGAGAACACGTCTTGGATACGCCCCGCGAACCCTCCGGGCGGGTTTAACGAGCCAAAGTCGAACCTCGATATCGTGACCGACGCGCTTAAGCGCGCGGGACATAATCTGACGACTTTCGATATCCCGCCGAGAGAGCAGGCTCCGGCCGCGCCTCTGACGCCTGCTCAAGAGGCTTCAAAAACTGTCCCCACGGAACAGGCGCCCGCGCCTGTTAAAATTGATCGGTTTACGGTCAATCCTGACACCGGAAATATGGTCCCGACCGATAAAGATAGGTTTGGCCAGCCGTTGCCGTCGTCGGAAGGCTACGCCGCTGGCATGCCCGCGCCCAAAGCCGAAACACAGGCGGCAGAGCAGGAAGCCAGAACGCCTATGACAGCGCGTCTCGGGTTCGAGGGCAATATCGGGTCCGTCTCGGCCGACACAGGCGGTTGGCCGTCTGTCGGCCGGTACGGCATACACGCCAGCGCGGGACCAACATCCAGCGCGCGCGATCTCGTGCATATGCCAGGCGCCCACGAACTGGGAATTACGGCTGACCCGAACACGTGGACAGGTTCAAAAGAGTTCGCCCGGCAGTGGCAGAGAGCAGCGAAAGACCATCCCCATGAATTAATGGCGCTTGAGGACGCATGGCATCAGAAATACATCGTTGGGCCAGCTGACGCTCACTTAGCGCATGTGGGAGCGCCGCAATCGGTTCGCGATGACGCGGGCGTCAAAGAGTATATGCAAGACCGGCTTATACAGCACGGCGTCGGAACTACTTCCGAGAGTAACCGCCGGTATAAGCAGGCCCTTTCCAAAAGTGCACAGGAGGAAGGGGGAACGACGCCAAATGGGTTCTTGAAGGCGCTTACGGATATTGACCGTGCACATGTTCCTCATGATTTCAGAACGTCGCTTGGGGAGATTCAAGACCCTGAAAAACGAGCGAGATTTCAAAAGACCCTGGAAAACCGTGTCAACAACCGACTGGCGGGAGCAACTGACGAGAAGGTTCAGCCCGGCGGTATTTCCGAACAGATGACCGAGGCGGCTAAGACCAAAGGCGAAGCCGAGGCGGCGCAGCCCAAGACGACGGCCGACCTGCTCCCCCACGAGCAAAATCAGGTCAATTTCGTTCAGAAAATCCTCGGCGGGTGGAACCCCCTGGAAGGGATTACCGGCCCCGGCAAAGAGGGCAAAGACAGTTGGAACCCGCTCGGCCTGACGTCCGATCAGCGGCGCAACCTCATGGTGACCGGTCTCGCGATGATGGGCGGCGATCCGCTCGGCATGCGGGCGGCGGGCGCCGGCGTGAGCGGCTTGCAGGCGGGCCAGCAAATGCAGATGAACGAGCAGAGCATGGGCGTTCAGCGCGCCAAGCTGGCTCTTGAAGCGATGAACCAGCCGAAATTCCAGCCAGCCCACTGGACGGACCTTGCAGGCGTGCAGCACGCGGGCTCGATGGACGTCCACACGGGCGCGATTACCGAGGCGGGCCAGACCGCGCCCGTAGCGCCGGGTTCTATAGCGCCGGGCTCCGTGCAGACCTCCGGCGCAGCCGGATCGGTTCAACCGACCGGAGAGCCGATGGTTGACCGGATGTTCCAACAGTACCCAGGCATGCGCGACGAGGCCCTAGGCATTCTCGACGGCTCGAAAAAGATGGAGTCGGTTCCGATGCGGCAACGCGCGGGCATGGAAGAGGCGGTTCGCGCTGTCGCAAGGCAGCGCGGCGAGACTTACGACCCAGCGACACTCGCCTTTAAGAATAAATTCCGTACAGAGTATAATAGCGGAGAGAATGTTCAGGGTAAGTTGAAGCAGTCTCTTGAAGCAGGAACAACCCATCTTGGGGATTTAGTTGAACTGAATAAGGTTCTTCCTGACCATAACAGATTTATGGCTGAGAATTTTTATGGTCCTAAAGAAGATAAGTTCGGACACGATAAGAACCGTGAGGCATGGAAGACCATGACGCATGGTCTCGCGGGTGAGTTGGCGAAGTTGGCGAGTGGTGGTGAAGGCTCAGACGCCGTCCAAAAAAAGTGGGAAGAAGCTTTGAGTCCCGATCAGCCGAGGGAGAAGCGCGCCGCATCCCTCGCCGCCGCCGTGCGCCTGATGCACGGTAGCCTGCGAGGGATCGAGCAGAAATGGGACGCAGTTGTCGGGAAGACGTGGAAAAAGCCTGAAATCCTTTCAGAAGAATCACGGGCGACCATTGAGAAGGCAAACCAGATATTCTGGGGGAATATCGCCGAGAAATCCGGAGGCCAGCAGCCTCTTAAACCAATGCTCGTAGAGCGTGACGACGCGGTGAATAGCATTATGCAAGCGAAACAGGCGGGCCGCACCGACCTTGTGCCGCTTATCATCGAGCGCGCGCGTCAGCGTGGCGTTCAAGGGCTGGAGGTTCTTCAGTAATGGCGAGCGCTTATGACGATCTGTTTCAGACGCCTTCGCCGGGCGCCGGGAACACACAGACGGCGGCGCTCCCTTCTGGCGCGGGAGGAGCCTACGAGGACCTGTTCGCCGCGCCGGGAGCTGACGGCTCCCGGACGACGCCCTCTATCCGCCGCCCAACGGAGGAGGCTCCGCCTCAAGCGGACATGTGGTCGAGCAAGCTGGGCCGGTTCGTCCTCGGCGCGGCGAGACCCGTCGTGGGGACGGCGCAGCTCGCCTCCCATCTGCTCCCGTTCGGCTCCGAAACCATGGACTGGGCGTCGAAGGCTCTTGAAGAGAAGGATCAGCGTGCGCGGCTCGGCGCTGGGATCGGGCCGGACGATTGGAACTATGCGGGGGGCCTGGGCGAGTTAGCAACGAGCACCATCCCGGTAGCGCGCGCCGCCCGGCTTGTCACCGCAGCCCCAACTTACCTCGGTATGCTCGGCCGGGGCGCGGCGACCGGGGCGACGGCGGCCGCCATGGAGCCGGTGAAGGATACACGCGAGGGGTATTGGGGGCAAAAGGGCGAGAACGTCGCCCTCGGCACGGCGGCGGGCGCGGGGCTTGGGCTCGTGGGCGAGACGGCGGCGCGCGTGGCGTTGCCGGTGATCGATGAGAACGCCCGCTGGCTGGCGGATCGCGGCGTGCGGACCACCCTCGGTCAGACGATAGGTGGCTGGGCCAAGCGCGCCGAGGACGTCGCCCAGAATATCCCGTTCGTCGGGCAATCCGTCCGGGATAAGCGCGTGCAGAGCATCGACGACGCCATGAGGGGCGAAGGTGAGGAAGTCATGAGCCATATCGGCCAGAAGCTCCCCGCTGATCTTGAAGTAGGGAACCCTCAGATTGCCCATATGCAGGAAGCTCTTGGAAAAGAGTTTGACGATGTATACCGCAGCGCGACTTTAACACGCGATAAGCAGTTTCTTAATGATCGTAAAGTTATTTTTAACGATCTTGATAAAGAGCTTACAAAACCGGAAGCCGATAAAGTCGAGAAGCTGGCTAAGTCTCTATTTTCTCAGCATTTTAATAAAGCGAGCCAGATGCGCGGCGCAGGGACGCCGATTAACGGAGACGAGCTTCAGCATGTCATAACCGGGTTCAAAGAGCGTGAGCGCTCTTTGGCCAACAGCTCGATTGACACAGATAGGACCACGGGTAAATTCCTTGGCCGGTTCCGCTCGATGATCGAAGACACGGCGGCCCGTCAAAACCCTGGCTTTCAAGAGAAATTGGAAAATGTCAGCGAGGCGTGGTGGAAGTTCGCCCGCATGCAGGCAGCGGCCGGACAGTCGTCAACTATCGGGCATGGCGGCGTTTTCACGCCAACCGGGCTCGGCTCGGCGACAGCGAGACTTGACCCGACCTTGCGGAACGCCTCGACGGCGGCCGGTAAATCGCCGCTCCAGGACTGGGCGGAACATGGGAAAAGCGTTTTGCCCGCAGTCGTCAACGATTCCGGCTCCATGGAGCGAGGCGTTTGGATGGGTCTGGCCGGCGGCGCGCTCCCGATCCACGCGGCTCAGGCAGTCGTCGGGGGCATCGGGATTCCCGCGCTCTACACGGACGCCGCTCAGAACCTCGTCCGCCGGTATCTGCTCTCGCGCACGGCGCCGCAACAGTGGGCGGCCCGCAACATCCGCGCGGCCGCGCCGTGGGCGAGTTCGGTCGCCGGTCGCGACGTCGCCGACAGCCAGCAGCCATAAAAGGAACTCGCTATGCCGACAACAGCCAACAAGGGTTACAGCGTCCCGACACCGGGGACCGAAATCGGGACGTGGGGCGCCGACCTCAACGCGAACACGTTCACCACAATCGACACCAACTTGGGCGGCGTCGTCACGGTCACGCTATCGAACGCGAACGTCACCCTGACCGCTCCACAGGCCCAGAATTTATGCGTTCGCTTGATAGGGACCTTGACGGCGAACGTCGTTTTGACTGCGGCTTATCTCGGAATGATGATTATCGACAACGTCACGACGGGAGACTTCAATGTGACGTTGTCGAATGGGTTTAGTGCGACGGCTAACGTTCCGCAGGGGCAGGCGAGTCTGTATGTCGCCGATGCTGTACACGGCGTGCGTACAGTGGGGCAGGATGTCCCGAGGGGTTCGGCGACGGTATGGAACCAGACGGCCGCGCCTGTCGGCTGGACCAAAAGTCTTACCCGGAACGATATGGCGTTGCGTGTCGTCAACGGGACGGTAGGCGTCGGCGGCACGACGGCGTTTTCAACAGTTTTCGCCCCAAGATATATCTCGGTCGCTAATATGCCCGCCCATAATCACGGGGTTAACGATCCTGGACATGTTCATTCTTACAGTCACTATAACTATTTTACAGGCGGCGCCGGTGGTACTGGCGTGTGGATAGGAGACGTTGCGGCTAATACTGTATCGGCTCTTACGGGAATCAGCATCCAGAATAACGGCAGCGGAACCGCAATGGACTTCTCCGTGGCATATGTGGATGTTATTCTAGCGATCCGTAATTAAAAATGAGGTCCAGCATGAGACGGAACATCCCGGACGGTCCAGACGATCTGGACTGCCCGCTTCATCGCGCCCCTATGAGCACTGTCTGCAAACGCTGCCCATGGTGGGCGCAGGTTCGCGGCATGAACCCCAACACCGGGGCCGAGGTGGACGAGTGGAGCTGCGCCGTTGGGCTACTTCCGATGCTGCTTGTGAACGCGGCGCAAGAGACGCGCCAGGGCGCGGCGGCGACCGAGAGCTTCCGCAATGAGTTCGTGAAGCTATCCATGGCGCAGATTATGACAGCGGAGCCAAGATCAGCGCCGGTCCATGAATTATCTCCCCCAAAGCCGAGCAAGTTCCTTCCAAGCCCGACCTGACATAAGGATGCGTCATGAGCGCTAACTTGACCTTCCTGTTCAACCGGGAAGACTATAACCACTTGGCCGCCGCCGCATTGCCGACGAACGCGACAAAGGCAGACAAGATCATGCACCGCGCCCGCGAGCTTCTCGCCTTCAAGGATCGGTATGTAGGCGCGCAAACTCGCACCGGCATACCGGCGCTTTGGTACGCGGTGATTAATGAAAGGGAGTCGGGGAGCGACTTTGGGACGTATCTCGGCAATGGGCAGTCGCTGCGCCGGGTGACGACTTTGGTTCCCGCCGGACGGGGGCCGTGGAAGACCTGGGAGGATGGCGCGGCCGACGCGACCACATACGATCATGTGGGGCGTCCGGGTCCCGACGGCTGGACGTGGGCATGGTTCCTGTTCAAATGCGAGGGGTGGAACGGCTTCGGCCCCAGGCTTCACGGACGCCATACCGGCTACCTGTGGTCAGGGACTCAGGTCTATGACACAGGACCCGGCGGCGGTGGAAAGTACGTGTCGGACGGCGTGTGGGACCCCAGCGCGCATGACACGCAGCTCGGCGTTTATCCGCTCGCTCGCGCTCTCGTGGAACTCGATCCATCGCTTGACCTTATTGGACCCGACCCGTTCACCACATCTTGGTCCGGAGTTCCGGCAGTGGCGCCGCCTGTTGTATCGGCGCTGGAGCCCCAGAATGAAAAACTGGCCGGAGTCCGGTGGATTCAAGATTCCTTGAATAAAATCCAGAGTTCCGGGCTGATAGTCGATGGTTCATACGGCCGTCACACTCGCGCCGCCATCCGCAAATTTCAGGAAGTTAGCAGCATTGCTGTCGATGGGCAGGCCGGAAACGAAACTTGCTCGGCCATTGACGCGGCGCTGGTCCGCATGTCAAAATCTTCGAACATTTCTAAGTCTCCCGCCGATGCAGCTCCAGTCATTAGTTCTCATAAAGGCCGGTCTATGGATTTGAACTCAATCATTAACCTCGCTCAGTTGGTGGCGCCTAAGTTCGTCCCGGCGCTGGGCGCGGTTAACCCCCTTCTGCCTGTCGCGATCAACGTGCTTGGCGAAGCCCTCGGGGCTGTCGGACCTCACACCCTCGACAGCGTGTCGGCGTCCGCCTCCAACAAAGCTGCGGACGAGGTCGCCATGGCGATCAAGACGGCTTCCGAGGCATACGCCAAACACATCGAGACCGCTGCGGCCTCGCATGCACCGGTAACCCAGGCGCCGGTAACCCAGGCACCGGTAACCCACGCGCCGGCTATGACAACGACAACAAGCATGTCGACGTCAACAACGACATCTCCGCCAAGCACGGGCGGTCTCTACGTCGACCGCCTGTCCAGCGGCGCCATGCAGATCGCTCTCGCTATCGGCTCCGCCCTGCTCGGCTCCGGGCTCCTCGACCCGAACGGCCCGCTCTCCGGCGTCCTCCATGCCTACCCGCTCGCGGGTGCATTGCTCGCCGTCGTGAGCTGGTTCATCCATGATCGCATGGTTAAGGCATCGAACGACGCCACAGCCGCTACGACTGAGCCTGCCAAGTAAAAACATGCGCCCGGCGTTATTCCTTAACGCCGGGCGGCGCTCTCAAATTAAACAAATCGCGGAACCGCAACCGTTATGGTAAAAAAGCCTCCTGTGAATGGTTCCAACGGCAAAAGCGAGCGCCCAGTGCATGAGCGTATTTCCCGCCTTGAAGATCACTACGAGCTTCTGACAAACCGCCTTGGCGGCGTTGAAAATAAGATGGACAAAGTCTTGGACATCTTAGGGCAGCAACGCGCCAAACAACTCCCTCCGATTCAAACGATTCTGACCACCGCCGCAATTTCGATGGGGATCGTATCGACGCTGTTAGGAGGTTTTTTTTGGTTAGTCGACGCCAGAGTTGGATCAGCCGTTGCGAACAGCGACAAATTCGTGAACCAGATGACGGACAAGGGCGGGATTTGGGTCACACTCTCCCGGATGGAAGATCGTTTAAACGGTCTGGAGAAGGATGTGAACTCAGCGATCAAGTGGCGGCCGGTTCTCTCAAGTGAGGCAGAAAGCCCGACCGCCGTGAAGCATTAGAACTGGGTCAACTCGACCCACTTGTTATAGAGCTTTGAGTATGCAGCGTCGAACGTTTCCCCATCCTTTAAGATAAGAAAAACAGTCCTTACACTTCCCCGATGAAGACCAAGACGCACCTTATTAGAACCATCCGAAAACCCTGAAATAGTCATGATATCCCGAAGATCGATCATCGTTGGGAGACCGGACGAGTCTTTGAACGGATGGGTTACCCCGACCGTGTGCGGCGGCATGTCCTGAACGGGTGGCCGGGACATGGAGACCGGGGGCCTCGGGGCTGGGGCTGGCGCGGCCGCAAGGCCGTTCTTCACAATCTGGTCGCCGAGCGCCGTCAATGCCCGGCGCTGCTCCACTATGGTAGGAGCCGCCTTCACTGCCGCGAGATGTTCGGCCACGGCTGCGGGGACAATCGGAGCAATCGGGGCTTCCGGCGTCTTCGCCCTCCGCACAGTCTTTTTCACTGCCCCTGGCTCATGGATTTCTCGCCATGCGCTCATCAAATCAATGTATGTGTCGGCGCACTTATTTATTTTCTCGATACCCATAAGATTATCATGGGTTAGAGAAAACTCATGCCACCCTCCAGGAACTACAACACCGACTGTTTGCTGACCAATACGCACTATCATACTTACTTCTTGGAGGTTTATGTGGGCTTCATGAACTGCGGGGTCTTTTGAAGATTCTTTGTAGAAAAGTTGAAATATGGTCATCGTTCGAATCCCTGGATTAAAGTCATAGTTGGTACTGGGGCGGCTACAAGACGCGTAACGCCTATCACGCGTCCGAACTCGTCATGAAATGGGCCATGCCGTGGCCGTGTCGCCGGGGCGAAGACGTCTTTGCGCCCCTCAACGTCGGGATGCGCCAGGACTTCACGGGAAACAATAAAGATCACCCCTGAAATCGGGTCTGGAAGGCCGACTAACACCCCATTTGATGGGGACGAGATAACAGGTATATCCCCGATAGATTCACACTCTTCCTCTAGTATCGTGGTCCTTGCGACCCCGTGACTTACAATATCGAACCTCTTACCCTTGGAGTCAACTATAGTGATCTCATGCGGGGTTAGGTTCATAAACTTAAATTTTTCTTGGCTCATGGTGTCTCCGGCAGATAGTCTTCGTCAAGAATCATATTTTCTGTAAGTTGAAGAGCGTCTTTCTTGTCTGGATACTTCCCTTCTGGGGGTTTCATGATACCAAGAAGGAAGTCATCGGGCTGATTACCGATCGGTTTCTTGATATATGTGTTGATCTTATCAAGAAACTCAGCGAGCTGCTGTGTTGCGTTTGGCATCATATCTGTTTTTAACTCCAATTGTTACCGGCGGCCACATGGCCGCCGGCCTGCTTCAGGTGAAATTACCGAGGGGGATTGAGCCCCATCGCGTTGTTGAGCTGGCCACGCAGGGCGTCCGTCGCCGGGCTCCCCTGGGCCATGCCGTAGCTCTGCGACCCCTGCGGGGCAGACTGAGGAGCGGCTTTCGCTGCGGCCTCGGCGGCGTTGTCCGCCTCGATCTGGGCTTTCGTGCGCCGCGTCCGCCGCGTCTTGGTGGGCTCGCCGTCGATTGACGCACCCGCGTGCGTGTCTTCGGTCTGGTTCTCTAGCCGTGAAGCGCCTGTGTATTCAACGTCATCAGGATGATGACGTCCCGAAGGAACGGCGTCGTAATCGGCCTCGGGGCCTGCGATTTGCAGATGCGGGTTGCCGGTCGCTGGTCCATGCTGCACCTGATAGATCTGCTGGGGATGCTCTAGTGGCTGCTGGTAGCCCGACCCATCCCTGACGCCGTAACCGGCGTACTGGTTACCGCCTCCAGGCTGATTTGCGTAAGCCTGCGACTGTGGAGCTTGGTCAACCGGCCTGGACTGGTTCACATGACCCTGATTAGGCTGCGGATAACCTCCGCTCGCTCCACCGCCTGCATACGCCTGACTCGGTCCCTGCGGCTGACCCTGGGGTGATCCACCATAACCGGTCCCCTGCGCGCCGCCGTAAGTCGCTGGGGGGTTAGAAACGACTTGGTTTTGGGCCAGAGCCTGATTTGAGTAAGCCGGAGGGGCGAGAGGAGCCGGACCTTGTGGCTGACTCGGGGCCTGTGCCTGCCCGGAATACCCCGCATGACCGTAATTCCCCGCGCCCGTCTGACCAGAGTGCTGTTGAGGGCTGGGTTGCGGCTGGTAGTTCTGGGCCTGCTGTGGTGCATACTGGGCCTGCTGAGAAGGTGTGTAAGCGAGCGCGGGCTGACCGCCGCCAGCGGGGGCCGCCAGTGCAGGGTTCCAAGTCGCCGGATCGATAGGCTTATCGTTGCCGCCGAGGAGAGCGAATGTCTCGGAAGAGAGCATGTGGCGATGAATCTCCGGCATGACGCTTGGTCCGTGAACCTGCTCGTTATAGCCGAGTGGGCTCAGCGAGAACCGCATGAAGCCTTCCTCGTTGGCGATGAAATAGGCGCGGATCATCACCGCCTCGGGGCGAGCGATACGGCCGTCGCGGAGAATCTGAACGAGAGACGCCCAGTTCTGGAAGGCGGCCGGGGGGATATCGAACTGCAACACCGTGTCCCAACTGAACGACGGGACAATAACTGCAAGCCGCTTCTTGGTGGTGCAGGCTGGGATTTTATCGCCGCGCTGAGACAGCGCCGAGCCCCACTCTTTCGCCCAGCAATTCGAGCAGAACGCCGACTGAGGGCTTCTGGACTCGACGGAAGGACCGACGCCATTCTCGGATGTGCAGATTGGAGGCTGCTTGTTCTTCGGGTCATAGGTGCTGACCTGAGAGGGACCGGCGATATTGGGGTCTTTCGGCGCCAGAGGGAAATGAAGCCGCAGAGGGTGCTTAGCCACGCCGACCAGAATAAATTCGAGATAGGTCGCCTTGACGACGTCATCCCACATTCCGATGGAGCGCGACTCTTTGCCGACAACGGCCTGCCACTCTTTGTTGTCGGTGCTGATATGGGCCTGCCTGCCTGTCGAAATGCCGACAAGCATGTCGTCCATGAGATTGGGAAGGGCTAGTTCATGCGTCATCCGCAATGTCTCCTTTTTTGCGAACCTTAATAAATACTGTAGACGTTCTGTTCAGTCCGGGAGGAATGAAATCTTCTATTACTGGAGGGGGTGTTTCTGGGCCTAATTTTACTCCCTCGCTGTACTCCTCAAGACGTCTGGCCGCCCAGGCGTCAATGTCTTTGGCGGATGGGTTCAGGTCGAATAGCTCCCAAACCTCCCAGTCGTTCTGCTGGAGTAACCAGCGTAGCGCCGCCCCCTTGTCCACTACCTTATAGTCGACTTTACTCGTCGTGTAGGCTGTCCCTGACGGGGCAGACACACTACTGAGCCGACTCTGAACAAGAGTAGACGCTAGATAATTCCCGAGAAGAGTTTTACCCCTCTCGTACTCACTCATTGCTTCTTTCAGTTTTTCTTGTTCAAGTTTTATATATGCTCTGAGCCGGATAAATTGTTTTATCATCGGCTCTAGTTCCGCGACGAGCGGCACGTTATTGGTCATGGACATCTCTATCTTCAATAAGTTTCAAGAAGACGTCCTGCATACTCTCCTGCGTCTGAAGTCTATCATAGACGGCGTCCTCAAGATTATGAGAAGAAATACAAACCACGAGCGTTGGTTTCTTCTGATTGGGGCCGCATATGCGGCGATTTGCTTGAATCCAGGTCTCGGTTTTGTCTACCGGGCCAAACCAAGCTATTACGGAGGCGGCAGATAGGTCAAGACCGAATTTTAATATTTCGGGCTGAGCCACCAAGAATCTTTTCCGACTGTTCAGAAGGAAGTCGTTTAAACGGTCTGAGCGCTCGTTCGCGGTCACTGAACCGTCGATAAAAACGGTCTGGTCCTTCCCGAGGTGTTTGAACAGGATATGTAAAACTGAAGTAAAAGGGGCGAGGATGATAACTTTATCGTCCGTCTCCTCTAAAACCTCGTCAAGAACCCGAAGGCGGCTCGACGCGTCGACCTTCAGCGCTACGCCGGTGTCGTCGTACACCGCGCCAGACAGGATTTGCAGGCTCTTGGACCGCATGACGCCGGCGTTGGCGATGCTGATTTGCGACACGTCGCCGTCAGCCTTCTGAAGCAGGGCCATCGCATCGGACTTGAGCTTGCGCAACAGGGCGCGCTGCGAATCGGAGAGCTGCGCGCGGCGGCGCACAATGGTCTGCTCGGGGGCGTCGAAGCAGTCGGCGGCGCGGAACCGGACAGCGGGGCGCAGGAGCCGGGCGGCCATCTCGATGGCGGTCACAATCTCGGTTGTCCCGTCCGGGCGCCGGACAAGGATTTGCTCTTTCGGCTTCCATTTGAACTGGGTCACCCGCTCCATGAGGAGCTTCTGAACGTTGTCAAACCGGTCAATATAGTCGGGCTCGACCAGACGGCGCAACCCATGAATGTCTGTGGGCTTCTGCGCCGTCGGCGAGCCGGTCATAGGCCAGCGGAAGAACTTGTTCTTGGCGATGATCTCCCGCCCCGATTTGCTCCGGTTCGTGGTCGCGTCCTTGAACGAGCTGGCCTCGTCTATGATGACGCCGCCGATATCGGAGCGCTCGATCAGACGCTTTGCCAGTCCGCCGATGCGCATTTGCTTGTGGCCGCGCGCGTTTATCTCGAACGTCACGCCCATACTGAGGATATCGTGGTTGCCGATGTAGAAATCCACATCGGCCTCCATCCGCTTCAGCCGGGCGGCGGCGGAGTGGGCATGGAGGACGGCGCATGTGCGCCGTCCGAGAAATGCGCTTATGACCGCCTGCCGCCAGACGTCCTTCAGCGTGGAGAGATTGGAGATGATCAGGAACTTGAGCCCCGGGTACTGCTTCATGAGAAAGTCGGCCGCCCATAGGCTCGCCATGGTCTTGCCCGTCCGCATCTCGTTCAGGACATAGCAGACGGGGTTCAGGACGAGCATGTTCGCCGTCACCCGCTGAGCGGTGTAGGGCTTGAACAGGCCCGGCCAGTCGTAGCCAAACAGGTCTATCGGGGGCGGCACATCAATTTGGCGCTGGTGAAGCGCACGGAGGTTGTGGAGGGTGCCTTTGACGCAGACGTAGTTGGGGAGCTGGACGAGCGGGCCTTCGACGTCTTCTTGACGCGGAACCCAAGGGCCTCTTTCAAGGCGGTCCCGGTCATAGAACAGATAGCCGGTGGCCTGATCCCACATGAAAGGCATTCTTCGCTCCACTGCGCCATTAAATCATCGATGCTGTCGCTCACGAAGCCCCAGCCGCCGTTCGCCTTCCAATCCCGAAGGAAGTCAGCCTGTTTGTCGGTCGCCTCTTTGCCAGGCGCTTTAGCCTCGACCGCAATCGCCGCCGAGCGCCAGACGCCGATGAAGTCAACCATGCGGTCGCCCATGCCGTTCTGGACCGGCATGGACCAGAAAACGCCGAGGTGATCGAAGAACGCTTTGATCTCGGCCTTGAAAGTCCCTTCCGGCGTCTTCTGGGGGCGTCCGGTCTTCTTTTTCTTGATCGGAACGCCCTCGACCTCTTCGGTGATAATGCCCGCGAGCGGCTTCGGTTCATCCATATGTCGGGTCTTTCTCTTCTGTATCGTCGCCGCCAAAGATTTCTTCATGCGTATAGCATAAAGAACCTGTACCGCATGTGGGGCATGTCCAGGGAGAGTTATCGTGGTCATAGTATATGTGTTCGGCGTGACAGCTCGGATTGTCACACCGATATACATAGCGAACGTATTTCTCAGCCATATTTAACCTTTTGCATACTCGCACGGGGCGTTGCAATAGTTGCAGGGGAACGGTTCGCCGGGGACTGCGGCGAACCTGCTGCGGTCAAGCGGGAGCTTCGTCAGCTCGTCGACGCGATCAGCCATCTGAATCAATCTGGGCATGGTTTGCTCCCAGCAATCCGTCAGATCGTAAATGGGGCCGAGCCTCGCCTGCTGGGTCCAGTAATAGGCGCCCTTGACCGTCTGAAGGGACGGATAGTGCGCCATCAACACCAGGGCCTGCATCTGAAGCTGAAATGGGTCCTCGCGCGGTTTGCCCGTCTTGACGTCGACAGTGGTCGCCGTCTTGCCGTCGGCGGTCATAATCGTAATGTCGCCGGTCGCCTGCACGGCGCAGTCCGGAGACTTCACGTCGGCCGCTACGCCTCCCCAGGTCATGCCGAATTTGCGTTCGGTAATGATGACCGGGAACGAGCAGATGACCTCGCAGAACTCCTCGAATTCTTTCATGTTCTCGGGAAGCGGATAGCGGCCAGGGCCGCACCGGCGCTCGATGGCTTTATGCGCCGCCCGGCCCCAAACGAGCTGTTCCGACTTCTGGAACGGGCAATCACGAGAAACGCTCCGATGGTAGAATTTCCTCGGGCACTGCTCGTAATCAGAAACGGCAGTAGGAGAGATCGAGTTGTTAATAGTCCAGGTCAATTTTCATATCCTTCTGGGGCGTCTGGCATAATATTCGCTATGATACTTTCACTAACGCCGTTTGCTAGCTTTATTTTGTTTTCTAACGAACATTCACTACCGCGAATAGCCGCTGTTATCGTTAAGATTAGGGCGTTCACTCCTATTTGGAAAGAGACGGAAGTTTCATCGTCAAGAAGGAGAGATATTTTGCGGGCCAACGCAATAACCTCTTCTTTTTCTTTAAGTATAGGAGTGTACAACTGACCTATAGGAGGCATCATTTCGAATAGTCCTCTGAAACGCGGATATCAACCGCAAGGGGGATGTTGGGGAGCCACCAAAGCTGGCGGGTCAGCTCCTCGCGCATGATCGTCTCCGCCTCGGCGACGGCGCTTTCGGGGACGTGAACAGCCACGTCATCGTGCGTATGGAGACAGATTTTACCCCAGCCCCGCGTCCTGTCCTGAATGCGCAGCTCGGCCTGGGAGAAGGCGAGGCGCGAGAACGCCGCGACGAGGTTCTGAGTGAACTTTCCGCCGTACAGGACCTCGAAGCCGTTCCGGCGCGGAAGCTTCCAGCCACTCTTGATCACGTCGACGCCGTTTTCATTGCGGGTGAACTCGCCCCAATGCAGGCCGTCATAGTGGAGCTTGAGACCCGTGGGCAGGATCACTTTCTGATTGCGGATGGTGAACAGCGGGCGGTCGAATCGCGACATTCCGGGCTCAGCTGGGGCATACACGTCAAAATTCTGTCGCTCAGCGAGCAGGCGCAGCCAAATCTCGGCGTTCTGCCATATGCCGCCCGTGAGCTGGCGGCCGTCGCGCCAGCCTGCAATGTGCAGGTTGTCATCGCGGTAGGTCTGGACGAACAGCTTGCATTCTTTCTCGGTCAGGTCGACGCCGAACATACGTTTTGCTGAAGACTGCACTTTCCCCCAGCCCGACTGAAAGCCAAGCTGGAGCACGCCCGTCTTTCCCATCTGGCGCTCGAACTCGTCGGCCTTGGTGATCGGGCGCCCATAGAACTTGGTCGCCAGCTCGCAATACAGATCGCGCTTCTCGCGGAACGCCTGGAGCTTGTCGTGCTGTCCGGCGATGGTGCAGAGCATGCGGCACTGCACTTGGCTCATATCGGCGACGACGAGTTTGTGGCCGGGCTGCGACTTGACCGACTTGCGCAGCTCTTGACCGTTGCGGCCCCGGCTGGGGAGGTTCTGAAAGTTGCAGCCGTCAGCGCCGGACCAGTGAGACGTCTTCGTCCCATAATAGTTGTAATAGGGTCTCAGCGGGCCGCGCTTGGCCATATTGAGAAACCGCTCGGCGCGTGTCGCCTGAATGGTCGACTTCGCCTCAAGGCGCATATCGGCGATCATGGAGACGCGTGGGTCCTCGGACTCCGCCAGATCGACCATGAACGGGTCAGACTTGGCGAACGCGCCCTTCCACCCGCGCTTGGTCTTCGCCGGCTTCAGAACGACCTCGATCCCCTCGCGGATCAACAGCGCCTCGAAGCGGTCATCCGAGGTGAAATCGGCGTTCTTCAGCTTCAGTTCGTCAAGCAGCGCTTGCTTGCGCGTAGCCTCGGAGGAGACGAGAGCGTTTAAACGCGCTATGTCCCCGCGCAGGCAAGGCTCCGTAAACAACCTCACAGTCATATCGATAAGGCGCAGTTCCTCGTCAGGGAGCTGGTTAATCATGGGCTTGGCGATATCCCACGTACGGCGCGAGTCGCCCAGGCACTCGTGACCGAGGTTCAGACGCTCTTGCGGGGTCAACTGCGCCCAGCGCTTCCCCTTGAAAACGTTGTACTGAACGATCTTTGGCGGGAGGCCATAGCGCTTACACAGCGCATCGAGATTATGGAAAACCTGAACGCCGCTGATCGCGCGGCTCATGGACAGCGTGTCGACTATGAACGCTGGGCGGAAGTCGTAAATCTGATCGAGAATCGCAAGGTCGAACTGCGCGTGCTGAGCGATTATGCCGATCTCGGCGGGGTTCATTCGAGATAGCCAGCCGGCGATCGCTTCTTGAGGAAGAATGACTTGGGTTTCGTCGTTGTAAAGCGTCAGACAAAGCGCTTCAAAACGGGGGTCACTGACATATTCGTCAGTCGTCATGTTTTTTAGGGTGTATTCGTCAGAATAGTGCGTCTCAAAGTCGAGCGAGTAAAATTTCATATGCTTTCACCTAATTTTGACTCTGCTTGAAATAGAGACTCTTTTGCATGCTCCAGAGCCGAAACCATATAGGCCATCCTTGGCCAGTTCGGATCATCTTTTGTAACGGTTTCAATATGCCGTTCTGCTGTGGCGATAGTCCGCTTCGCATCGGACAATCTGCGAATGAACTCTCTATAGTGGGGAGGGGTCGCCCTAAGCGCCATCATGCGGGACAACATTTTGTTGGTCGCGACCACCAGGGCCGACTTACGCTGCATGGCGGCCATATATTCAAGCCGCCCGTCTTCGCCTGTCTCGTACCGCTCCTTGACGGCGGGAGACAGGTTTCTGGGCTCAACGCCTGTCTTAACGAACATCCATTGGACCCAATACAAAGATTTGCCGAAATGCTTCGCGATCTCGGCGCGCGTCATTCGGTCAGACCCTTCCCGGCCCCACAGTTCTCTGAACTTTTTCTCAACCGGGCTACGCATACGCCTCATTCCCATGAATTTCTATCGTTCGTCATTTTTAGTTGGTTAGGCGGGGTTGTGTCAACAAAATCAGGCGTTCTGACAAAAAATAACCCGCTACCGAGGAGGGGAGCGGGTCAGGTAAGAGTCGCTATGCCGGAGACTGTAACAGAATCCAGATACTATTCTAGAATTTTGACGGTGTCCCGAAAGTCAGGTCATCCAGGGTTTCGACAGAGCCGCGCTCGCCGCCCGTTGTGACGGGCTCAGCCAAGGTATTACCGACCGGCTGACCCTCGCTATAGGTCTCGATAACGCCTGTGTCGGGGGCCGCGTCGGCGCGGTCGAGAAGCTCGTTGATTTCGGCGGCCACAGGGGCGAGTTCAATCGGTTCGTCGGGACTGGTCATGCTTTTGTCTCTTTTAATCCGCTGTTGATCTTCGCCTTTTGACGGGTTGCGGGGACCGCCCGGCACTTGAGAACGGAGCACCTGCGCCATTTCATTTTCATGACCTGTCGTCTCCACCACTCAAAATCTTTGGACTTGCGCTTGAAGCAGAGCCGACCCAACCGCCTACTAACTGGGACCAATAGGCTTGTCATTCCGGTATGCCTCGTAGCACGCAGGGCAGAGATGCGCCCAGGCGCCGTCTTTCTGGACTGATCGCCACTTGGCCGCCTGCATCTCTTGAAGGGCGTCGTTCCATGTCTCGGCGTCGAGGAGTTCCCCCTCCGAGCATTTATCGCAGTTGATTTCCCACCCGTCCTTGCACTTCGTGAGCACTGTCGCCTCCCATAAAAGAAAATCGAAAAGATTCACTCACGCCTCCGGAAGAGGGCCAGACCCGAGAGCGTTGAAAATCACGTTTGCCTCAGACGTGTTCGGCTGCGTCTTGAGAAGCTGAAAAAGTTCAGCCCAGGGAGCTGGGGATATCGGCTCAATTGCATCGTAAGACAAACCAGACGCCTGACAGACTGTCTTCAAAATCTGGTCTCCGACTGTCTTATAGACGAGCTTTGTCTCGTCGTCGCAGTTCTTCCAGCTTGTTAGAAGAAACGGATCAACAGGCTCGTTCTTTTTCATCTGCTTTACGACAGCGCATAACGCCATAGTTTCATATGCGATCTGCCCAATTATTTCCATGGTCGACATATCGACCTGCATAGAGCGGTCCGTAACACTAGTTATTTCCATATTTCCCTCTTTTATTTGCTTCCCCTAATACGCCCCGGAGAGAGTTTATAAGCTCCTCCGGGGCGCTGGTCGCGGTGGAGAGGGAAGCAACCCCCGCGAAAAATGTTGCCGGCGACCGGCAGGAGTCGAACCTGCGCCTTCCGGACGGATACCAAAGCGGCGTTATCCTCCGGCGG